ATGTGACGGAGATGAATACTGGATTCCGGGTGTCCACATGAAGCCTGGAAGACGCACGGGGGATCAGCTCCTTTCGTGGATGACAGACAATGGCATAGACTCTGAGTTTGAGTATGACACAGACATGATGCCAGAGTCTGTTGTCCTATACAACAAGCACGGCCAGACGCTCGTGACCTACCCATACGGCGAAGCTTGTGTGCGTGAAGCTTGCGAGTTCGTAATGGATCAAGAAGAACGCGACAACAGCTAGTATGCCCAGCTCTAAGAACACTCAGCCGCACTCACTTGAGTCGGAGACTGTTGTCCTTGCGTCTTGTCTTCTATCTGAAGATGGATCCGTCTATGACGAAGTGTCGCAGGTCATTCAGCCCTCTGATTTTTACGTCACCCGCAACTCTACAATCTTCTCGACCATAGGGGAGATTGTGGGGAAGGGGTTGGAGTTGTCCGACATCACACTACTAGAGCAGTTGCGCTCCAATGGTGATGAAAAGGAAGTTGGTGGTATCAGCACCATCTATACAATCCAGGAAGCCTGTGAGACCTCAACCCACGCCACGTATGCCGCCAAAATAGTGAAGGAGAAGTCCAAGCTTCGCCAGACCATCCGTCATTGCCGCCTCGCCATTGAGGAAGCAGAGGAAGGGGAGGAAGAGGCAGACTCTGTGACATCTAAGCTAGAAGCCGCCCTGCAGTCCCTACAAGACGTTGATGACGGCAAGGGGGACGGGAGTATCAGAAGTGCCGCAGAAGCCCTCAGAGAGGACTACAAGGCCATGGTGAGTGGAACCTATGAGGTCTCTGCCATGCCCACTCGTATAGCACAGGTAGACGAGAAACTTAGCTGTGGTGGTGTCGCCAACGGAGAGGTGATGGTCATTGCCGCACCCACCTCCTGTGGTAAGACTGCCCTCGCCCTCAACATTGTCTTGCAGAATGCTGTCACACATAACACGCCCGGTCTATACTTCTCATTTGAGATGCAAGCAAAGTCCTTGGCTAATCGTATGATTCAAACCTGTGCCGCCGTCCCTCTCAAGCGATTGCACGATGGGATGATGAAACCAGAACACCAGAAGCGCGTCTGGGAAGCAACGGACAAGATGGCCGAGGCTCCCATCTTCACCAATCACTATGTGAAAAGTGTGGATGAACTTCGTGCTAAAGCTCGGATGTATAAGCGTAAGCACAAGATTGAGTGGATTGTCATAGACTACCTCCAGCTTGTGCCTTGGGATCGTAAGATGAAAAAGAACGACGGCATTGCTGAGGTCTCACACCAAGTGAAACTGATGGCGATGGAGTTGGACGTTCCTGTGTTCCTGCTAGCACAAGTTAATCGTGAGGGAGCCAAGCGTGAGTCTGGTCTCACCTTGTATGACCTCAAGGATTCTGGTGACATTGAGAATGACTCCGACATCATCTTACTTCTATGGCCTGATGGCAAGGATGTGGATGAGGCTAGGAGATCAGACGCAGAGCATGGGTCTTACGTTTCATTGAAGTATAACATAGCCAAGCAGAGGGAGGGAGCACGAGACGTGAAAGGTAAGTTCATCTTTAAGAACCACATAGGACGTTTTCATTAATGCCCTGCTACAAGATTACATACACCCGAATGGATATGCCCTCACCTTGCTCTGCACTTAAAACAGCACACACCCAGGAGGAAGCAATTAAATGCTTGACTACTGGTAGCAAGACTAAAGGATACAAGTTGAAGAAGACGAACGTCCCAATCACCATTACCAACATAACAGAACTATGACAACAGACCTAGACGAAGCACGACAATACGCAGACACAATGCTTGAAGCCCTGGACGTAATGGGGCGAGCAATGTATTTTTGCTTAAACCATCCCAACTCTCCAGAGTTCAAGGAACACCGCAAGCTCCTCATCGGAGCGCACGAACGTATGGGTAAAGATACTACCGATATGCTAGCGCAACTTGACATTCCAGAACCTCCGTATGAGCCAACCAAGGAAGAGTTAGCACAACATGGCTAGGGGTGAAATCAATCCAGTCTTGGGTATGACGGAGGGTAGGTTCCGGACTATGGTTAAGTCTGCCCTTCGTCCTTGCTGGCGCAACTCTTCTCGCAAGACCTTCATCCAATCCGTTCGCACACGTGGCATCAACCCAGCTACAGGTAGAGAACGCTTTGTCGTGGTCTGCGTAGACTGCGGCAAGGAGATGGGGATCACAGAGAAGGAGAGGCGCAAGAAGTTAGATGGAACTCTGGAGAAGCGGGCTAAGATCGTCTATGAGATTGACCACGTCGATGGTATCACACCACTTACCAATGTTCAAACCCTAGAGTCCTTAACCCCACACTTCAGGGACATGATCTACGGCAAACAAGAAGTGGTATGTGTAGCCTGTCACAAAGTTCGCACAGCAAATCAAAGGAAAAATAAATCAAAATAACCATTGACATACCTAAGCCAAGTCCATAGAACCTTAACTAACATCATCAACCAATACAATAATATGAGTAGAACAAGAAATACATCAACCGGGGGTGGTTCATCCAACCCTGCCGCTAAATACCTAGAGTGGGACACGCAGTCTGGTGACTGGAAATACTGGGACAAAGAAGCAAGCACAGAGAAGCACCTGCCCATCTCGACGGCCTTCATCGTCCTGGATCAACTCAACACAGTTAAAGGTTTCCTAGAAGCCAAGCAGACTGGCATCTGGTCTAACGAAGTTCGTGCCGTAGGTGACAAGCTTATTGTTCGCAACAAGGACGGCATCGTAGCTACTGGTGCATGGTCAGACGTTAAGGCTACCCAAGGAGCCAAGTTTACTAAGTCTATCTATGCCATGGCTAAGACAGGCTCAGACGACTACGAGCTAATCAACTTTCAAGTTAAGGGTGCTGCCCTCACCGCTTGGATTGAGTTCGTCGATAGCCTCGGTGGTGACAGCGGTCTATACAGCGACACAGTTGTTGCCATCAAGGAAGCAACAGACGAGAAGAAGGGTGCCGTGAAGTTCAAGAAACCTCTATTCTCTGTAGTTAGCAACACCTTGTCCGACGAAGCTGCCGCCCGCGCAGATTACTACGACAACCTCCTGCAAGACTACCTCGACGGATACCTAGGAGTAGCGTCCAAGGAGCCAGACACCGAGGATTCTGGTAATAGTGGTTCGGAAGACTTTGGCACATCTGAGCCAACCCCAGAGCCAGAGCTAGTTGAAGCCCCGTTTTAACTGCCAACCCTTGTCCTAACTAAGAACCCCAAAACGCAAGGCGGGGGAGCCGCAAGTAAACGCTCCCTCGCCCACCACAATGATATGACAGAAATCAAAGACACTAATCCGAAGGACAGAGTTGGCATACGCAAGGCTCCAATGTCTGGTCTACCAGCACCAGTTCTTATGGAATGTGGCTTGGTTAAATTACACGGAGACTTAAAGTATGGTGCTTACAACTGGCGTGAAGTTGGCGTTAGGGCATCAGTTTATTACGATGCCTTCTTTCGGCACATCGAGGCTTGGTATGAGGGCGAAGACTTAGACCCAGACTCTGGGGAGCATCACATAGCTCACGCTATTACGGGGCTAATGGTTCTTCGTGACTCTCAAATTTTTGGTAACTGGGTTGATGACAGACCAATCTCACACAAACCAGGGTGGATACAAGACATGAACGAACGTGCCTCCGCAATGATTGATAAATCTAAATAAATATGAACGATAAAGCATTAACTAAATACCGCCAGGTGACAGGTGCTTGCGCCCGGTTCATCGAACGCCAACAACGCAACGAACTAACAGAGGACGAGGCTCAAACCTTAATCAACGACAGCAAGGCCAACAGATCAGAGAGTGACTGGCAAGCCATCAAAGACTTTCAAGATGAGTGCCGCAGAACTGTTTACAAGTGCATCAAGAAGGGCTTGATCCAACCAGCAACTGACTACGTCACTAGCCACCCAACCCTATGAAATATAGATACACGTTAGAGATGGACAACGAGAAGGGCGATTCATGCAACGTGACCGTGTGGTTCAACGCAGACAGCCTCAAGAAGTTTGAGGGTCTAACCGCCATCCTATCGGACAACGCTCTTTACTCTGATGATCTGGCTCACCTAGAAGAGTGGGTGGTCATGGGAAAAAATAATTGGCATAAACTACAATAACACACGAACTATGGAAAATATAAATACAAAAAAACTAATTGAATACATTAACGACTGGGCGGATCAATCCGAGAAGCAAGCCGACAAGTGGGGTGCTGATGGCTATTTGTTTGAAG